CCCAAACGGGGGGAGGCTCGGATTGTGTAGCCCCTGATTAGGGTTCACATTTAGGATGTGGGGCATTGATCCCCACTTAACCAGGATGGAAAGCCTGGCCGCTCTTCGGAGTCGAGCGAATTTTTCTCCTCTTTAACCGTGACATCTCATGACATCCGGTAACATCACTCGTGGTGTTCCAGTTGGCGCACCAGGCATTCGTTATACGAAGACTTGGTCAGGCTCGGACTGGCCCACGTTGCCAAAAGCAACCAAGCCAGCCTTGCAGGATCCCGTCTATTGGCGTAAGTCAAGAAACGGGAAGGTCAAGAAGAAACTTGACCGCGCCATACTCGCGAACAACCGAGCTGCTATCGAGCGCTACAAAGCCGAATCTAAGGCAATTCGGCAGCGCGTCGTGAGGCGACAACGCGAACGGAGATACGAAGATCACCCGTATACGTGTAGCATCGACGTCCGTTTGGACGACGTTATTACGCTGTATAGTCCGTTCACGAATTACAAACTCGTGGACACTTGGACCCGTCTTTACGGCGGCGCTGATCCCGTATTTCCGGCGTTTAGCGCTGAGGACGACTACAAGCTGATCGAGCGTCTAAAGACGAAGGTAATCGGCTCTACGTTCAACCTCGGTGTTTTCGCCGCGGAGTTTTCTGAAGCGATGCACATGATCTTTAATGCAGCTAATCGACTGCAGCTCGCTCTCAAAGCTGCCTCTAAAGGGCAGTGGCGCAGAGCGGCGAGACATTTGCGTCCGGCTGGTTCCGCTTCTAAGGATGTGCGGCACTTCTATACGAAGGGTCGCACTACTTCAGCGAATTGGCTTGAACTTCAGTATGGTTGGCTTCCCCTTATCTCCGACCTCCAGGAAGGAGCTAAGATGCTAGCCCACATGACCGAATACCCCTTTGAGCTGAAACTTAAGGTTTCCCTCTCGAAGGCCGGTTCTGTGGTATCTGCTAGTCCTAGCAATACAATCCCTCTTGGGACTGCTGTTAGGAGGAAATCAATCATCGCACGTCTACGAGAAGTAGACGTACCGCAGCTGATCGGTCTCACCGATTATGCGTCGATCGTATGGGAACGCCTTCCATATTCTTTCGTCGCAGACTGGGCAATCCCCATTGGGAATTACCTAGCCGCTCGCGGAGTCGCACAGGCCCTTAAAGGGACCTTTGTGACCACGGATTATCGGAACGGATTCGTCACCGGCCTGAAGTTGAATAACAACGGCTGGTATATGGAGGATGGCGGGCCTTTTAATCACAAGATCATCAAGGTCGATCGGACTGTCAGCTCTTCGCTGGCTGTTCCCAAACCGACCGTGAGAACCTTTGATGAGGCCTTCTCTTGGAGGCGCGCGGCTAACGCCGTCGCTCTCCTCGTACTTCGTGGCTCCGCTCCGAAGGGTGTCCTCCGTTAGGAGTAATCCCTAGTGAGAATGACTATCCGGCTTCGTCACCCGGCAATCCCCGATCCATGCTCGCCTCTCCGGGCGGGTAGACCTATCGCATGTAGCGAGGATCATTAACCAGGTCGGACCACCTTTTAGGTCCTGTCATCCCCTTCATTAAGAGGAAAACATGTCTGCATTTGCAAACATCACCGTCTACGACGGTGCGGGCACTCCCGCTGTCCACACGCTTACCGCTGTGGAGATCAATCGCGTCCCGGGTTCTAACAAGAACTCCAAGGTCGTTGCATTGTGGCGAGAGCTGTTGCCTACCGTTCCCACGGAGGCGCAGATTACTGCCCAAGTGGAGCTCGAGCGTCTGCCTTCTGGCACGATTATCGAGCGTACCATCACCATTGTGCCTGTCATGGAAGCGGTTTCGGGCCAAAACGCTGCGGGTTATACCGCGGCGCCCAAAGTCGCCTTCGTCGACAAAAGGGTGACGGAGCAGTTCTCAGCTCCGCGATCGACGGTGCAAAGCCGCCGACTGCTTCGGCAACTTGACATCAACCTCCAAGGCGCGATCGCTACGAGCGTCGCCCCGGCAACCACCGGAGCGTACCCCGAGCTGTTCGACAACCAAGCAACGCCGACCTGACCGGTCGTGATCTTCCCAGATCTGCTTCCACGAGAGTGGAGCGCGATGCTTGCACTACGCATGGGTAAGCGTAGTATTGGATTAAAGTTGATGAGGAGTGTCCGATGCGGAACAAACCTTTACGTGTGTTTACACGTTTCGACGAAGAGAGCACAACAGAGGAAACTAACCACTTCCTCCGCCACTTAGCAGGCATCCTCGTTTCGAGGATGGGAGATACCCCTTACAGGGTTAAGATGGGAATGCTTTTAAGCAGCCCCAATCTCCGTGATCTGTGTGAGTGCGAGCTTCCCTTTGACCGTCTTACGGTCCAGGACGCGATTCTGGCTGTTCAGGTTATATCCTTCTTTTCGAAGAGGGAGGACTTGGACCTCGGGATCGATCGGGTGGCGGTTGCCACCGAGAAGTTCGTTGCTGCCGAGCGACGGTGCCAGGAGACGAATGAAATCTTGCGTCTTCGCCGCCGGGGTCTCTTATCAGTGAGACCCCGCGTTGAGGCTGTTTTACTTGCAGCCCAGCGGAAAATAGCGAGGATTTTAGGTGACGTTCCGACCTTGGCATCTCTCAAGCCGCGTTTCGGCGCAGGCGCCAACACGACAATTAAGAAAGCAGCCAGTTGCCCCAGAAACAAATTGGGCGCACCAGTGGCTGCGAGTCGTGAACTCCTCCCGCACGTCCCGTGTCTCCTTAAAGAGACTCCGGGTTGGATTTACCCGCCTTCTGGCGAGATCGTCCTACCGTGCGATCCTGAGAGAGGGGCCTCTTCCCAGAGGCTTGATCTCAGCTTTCCCGTCGTTGTCGACCACGGGATCGTGGAGTTCGTCCCCAAGTCTTGGAAGACTCACCGCGCTATCGTCAAGGAACCACTGCTAAACACCTTTTGGCAATTAGGCATTGGCGACTTGATAACCGCGCGTCTCCGAGACGGAGGTTGTGACCTTAAGGACGGCCAAGGCTTCAACAAAGCCGCCGCTCGACTTGGATCACTTTCTGGCGATTTAGCAACGCTGGACCTCAGTAGCGCGTCTGATACCGTAGCTCACGAGCTGGTAGCAGACCTTCTCCCTCCAGACTGGTACTTCTTCTTAAGGAAGTTTAGAACCGGTACCGTCGCTCTAAACGGGCGGCTTCTGGAGCAAGAGAAGTTCTCATCGATGGGAAATGGTTTTACTTTCCCACTTGAGAGCCTCATTTTCTACGCCATAGCTTCCTCCATCTCTAAGGAGGTCTATGTTTACGGCGACGACATAATTGTCGAGACCGGCGTAGTCGCATTGCTCAAGGAGGTCCTCGACTTCTGCGGCTTTCTCATAAATCATGAGAAGTCGTTCGTCGAGGGTCCCTTCCGAGAGTCGTGCGGAGGTGACTACTTACGGGGAATTGACATACGTCCTGTCTTCGTGAAAGACAGGTTGTCGGCTTCTGACATCTTCGTGATCCACAATCACTTCGTGGACCGCTTTGACGATGAGCTGACCGGCCTCTTACGTCGCCGCCTTTGTAAGGGACTTCAGCTAGAAGGACCTCGAGGTTACGGCGATGGACATCTCCATACTTGGAGCCCAAACTTGCGCGCTAAGCGCCCTTCTACGGATCCCATTCCTGGGGTCTCTGAAGGCTTGCGAGGTTGGGGGGGCTATGCGTTCGACACTTTCGTGGAAACTCCGAGAGAGTCTCTGACTATCTCTCGGGGCGACTACGTCCTCCCATCGTACTCTATCTATGTCTCGAGTCCTCTCGATGACATAGTGGAACGCCCTAGGGCGTCCTTCCTTCGCAAGAAGGATAGAATCCGAATACCCGATAGCCTCTTACAAAGGGGTGTTTCGGGCGAGAGGTCCGGCGAACTTTTGTTCGTCGAGGCCCCTCCGCTTTCCGTTAGATACGGGAAGGATGGGACGATGCGGGTAGTGATACCCGGGTCGGTCGGATACAAACGTATGACAATCTACTTGGCCAATCACCCCTAACGGGGCGGCCGACCTCCTTCAGTCTGAAGGTTGTAGGAGCGGTTTT